GCAAGCTTGTTCTCTTCCATCCAATTCTCAACAACATAGTTGAGGTAGCCGTCGACTTTCTCGACGAGTTCTTCTTTGGTGCGAGTAATCTCTTCATCGAGCTCGGTTTTGTATTGCTCTTCCAAGCGATCGATTTCAGAAGAAATCTTGGACTTAATGGCAGCTTCAAAGATAACTGCAGCTTTGTCCTTGAATCCTTCAGAGAGAGTTGCTTCTTCTGCAACAAGTGCATTTAAGTCATCAGAGAAATCGTACTCAGACTCGGCAACTACTGCTGCTTCGTCATCGCCACCATCAACGTCTTCTTTCATTTTTGTAAGAAGGCCTTGAAGGTTTTCCTTTGACATTTGTGACATACCCTGGAATACAGCGTTCATCAAACCTGCACGTGTTTTTAGATTAGAAGGCTCGCTATTTCTTTTGTCACCCCTACGTAGAGGTGTTTGCCCCTTACCAGCATCAGCAGCCTGCGCGGTTGCTTTTACTGACTGGAGCTCAGCGTTTTTAGGATCATGAGCTTCTTCGATTTCGGTCTCGTCCTCATCGAGCTCAACATCCTGTTCGACTTGATCAGTCATGTCTGACTCCTTCAATTAAGATTTCAACAACGAGAGGAAATTTTTGAACTCACGAACCTGGACCTCATAGAGGTCAGAACGTGGAGCTTTTTTAATTTCAGTCTCCATTTTTTCAATTTCCCGAGCTTCAATGATACCGTTATTCCAGACCCAGTCTACGCCTTCCATTATTCCATTAACAAAAGCGTTAGGAGCAGATGGATCTTGCACGATGTCTACCGTGTTAAGAATAAAATCGTCTTTGACGTACATAGCACCATTGCGTTGCTCGAGGCTACCCATACCACGAGTTGAGACACCCAATCTTACACCGCCATCTAGCAAACCTTTAACGATTTGACCATTTGGAGTATTTAAAATGCGTGCCTTTCCGACCACATCGTTACCCTTCCAATCAAGGGATTCGATGAGATGCGAAACTTTATCTAAGTTTACAGTAGGCCCATCAGGATGGTTCAGTTCACCTACTGCTCTTTTAGTTTTAACTTGATCGGTCACGTATTTGTCAACGGCTCTTTCTAAAATAGCCTTTTCATATATACGACCGTTTCTGTTCTTATTGTCAGCTTGAGCGAACACGCCTTCAATCATATGAGATTTGCTGCCGTCTTCTTTGGCCTCAATTATGACACCGAGTTCTTGGTCGACGTATTCTGCTATTAGTTTCATTTTCTAACCTTTAGCTGTTTAATCATTCTCTTTGCCATTGTTTCCCCAGACTTCTGGGTTCTAAATGTATCAAGCTTATCGCCGTCAATATAAACGACAAAAGATGTAGGTCCATCTTTTATAATTTTTACCGGCACTTTATTAATTTTCGCATTGAAAACTATATTTGCCGATTTATTTGCCGCCTCTCTTAACATTGAAAAAGTTTTCATAATATTCCTCTTTTAGAGATATGCTTTTATTTATATAAAAAGTTATTTCTACTTATTTGAAAAGTTCTAGTATCCTCAGTTTCTTCTACCTGATATTTGTCTATCCAAAGTGAGGCTGGTTTATCATTAGCAATATTATGAATAATAATATTATCAGCAACACCAAATATTCTATCTAGATAAATGTCCAATTCATCATTGCTTTGAGCAAACTCAACTGGACTAAATCTTATACAAGTAGCATAATCATATCTTTTAAGTATAGTGGTATTCCATTTATCACGTTTGATTGACGTCATTCTCTCTGGTGATTTAATTTCTAGCATTCCCCTTAAAGAACTGAAATGTTTTATCCTATCAACATTTTCAACTGTATCAATATCAGGCCTTTCGTACTCTAAAAATCCGGCGCCTGTGCCAAAGTTAATATATGATCCTGGCTCTTGCATATATTTTTCTGAAAACACAAATTGAAGTTTATGTAAATGATATAATAGTGTCGCATTACAATATTGACATACAAATGGTTGCCCTATAATATATTCTCTATTTTCAAGTAAATATTTAGCTGTACTATAGGCAATCTTTTCATAATCAACGCTCTTCATCTAAGAACCTCCATAATTTAGCATTGGTTCTTTCAGCTCTTTCTTTAAACTGGTTTAAATCTTCTGTAGGATAATGATCTATAGTAGTACCAATATCTCTATCAAATATATGGGATACTGGATGCTCTTTAGCATGGAAATGTTTAAACGCATACCATATTGGATAATCGTGCATTTTATGATTTTGCGTTGGTTGTGGAGCAATATATGCCATTGGGCCCGAGTTTAATTTTAGATTCTTTTGAGTTCTATCTCTATGAATCCTTTGAAGTATTTGCTGTGCAGCTCTTGGTGTTATAGAATAGCATGACGCACCTATGCCATAGAATCTAACATCTTCAGTTTTATTAAAATACCAATCATAAAACAGTTCTACATTTTCTAATAGAGCATCATGTTCAAGTACTAAATTATTTTGATATTGATTATTAATAATCTGTTTCCATATACGAATATGACTTACCAATACCGCCTTCTCAGTTGGTGACATGGTTTTGATAACACCTGCCTTCTGATACTTTTCAGCATAGTGCTGGTCTTCAAATTCAAACTTAGGATCAATAGTCTCAGGCGTGGTGGCGTCAATCCTTTCGAGATTAACGCCAGCCTCTGCCCAACTATCTTTTATTTTATTGAAGTAATATTCAGAACGTTCGTTGTCTCGAATAACGATACAGAAGGTTTTAATCTTCTCGAGGTTCTTCCTCATCGTCGTAGTCGCCGTCGTCTTCGTCCACATCGGCTTCGTCAACTTCGATATCGTCATCTTCTAATTCTTCCTCATCGTACTCTTCTTCATCATCTAAATCAAGTTCACGTTGATCGTCATCGTACTCTTCTTCGTCTTCTGGTATAGCACCATTAAAAACTTGATTAGCCATAGCAATTTTTTCTTGCTCTAAACGATCATTCATTTTTTGACCAATAAGATCGTTAAATATTTCTGTTGCTTTGTTAAATTGATGTGTTGCTGCCAAATCAATCATTTGTACAATTGGCAACTCACCTTGTTCTTCATCAGCCATGTTCTTCTCCTATCGCTTTATACTGCCATTCACTAGTATGTCCTACGGACCATTTAGTATCACGGCCTTCAACTGAGTAGTTTTGAGTGCAAACCAAAAAGTCTGGTTGCAATGTTTTTTCTGGTATTAAACTACTATCTTTCCATATCACTCTATTATTCGGCTGTGCCGCATATTGTCCATTATCAAGCTTTAAGATATTAAATGACTTGTGTTCTGGATCGTATTCGGAATAGTTTGTATTTAATACATTCTCATCCGCATGACAATTATCTATAGTGAAGACATACTCCCCACTGTGCATTTTCTTGTCACGACCTAGAAACTCACAACGACCTAATATAGGTTTTTCTATAACAGTCATGTGATAGTCAAAGCAATCCCAAAGTTGTAAAGTATCAAGAGGTAGTTGATCATCTGGATTTATATTTTCTTTCCAGACAAAAGCTGACAATGGAAGCTTATCATATAAAGCGCCATAATCAGTTAGCAATGTCTCAAAGTACAATGCCTTTCCCATAACAGATTTTACTGACACCCACACACCAGGTGTCAATTCGCCATGACCTCTTTCGAGATCATAGAGATATTCTTTTTTAACGTAAACGTAATGTGGTGGTAAATTAGCTACTAAAAACGCCATTATATTTCATCATATTAAGTTGTTCCTGGATCTTCTTCCTCTGGCTCTTCCTGCTCTTGTTCTGGTTCTTCTTCAGGTGGCTCAGCGTCAGGGTTTGCCATTTCACCTGATTTTGTTTCCTTTTCAATTTGTTTTTTCATCTCTTCGACTTCTTCATCGGAGAGCATCATAATATTTTTAAAGACATATTCCTTAGAGAAGTATTCACCAACAAATGGAGCAACTTGTTCCATTGATTGTAATCTTTCTCTTAAGAGTTCGGCATCCTTAAGTTCAGTAAAGTGATTATCACGTATGTATTCAATACGTAAATCACGTATATATTCGTTCCAATCTTCCTCAGTAATAATATTCTTAAGGATTAACTGACGCTTAAGCAACTCATAAAAGAGATGCGAGAAGCGCATACGAAGTCTATCAATAAACTTCTGGAACTTAAGTTCGTCCCTTGAAATCTCGGTAGATCGACCTAGTGAAAACTGAGCTTCTTGTTCTAACCTATTGATTGGAACATTAAGTGAACGATATAATCTTTTCTGGAAATAAACTACATCATCGATCTGACCGAGATTTTCACCTCCAGGGAGCGTGGAGATCTCAGTACCTCTACCACCTTCACGTCTTGGTAACCAGAAATCTTCAAGCATAGACATATGCTTACGGTCATCTCTGATTTGTCCAGTCTCAGCATCATATACTAGTTTGTTTCGATAGCGTGTCATCACGCTTTTCAAATATTCTTCAGCTTTACCTTTAGGTAAGTTACCAACATCAATATAAAATATACGCCGCTCAGGTGCGCGCGCGAGACGATAGATGACAAGTGAGTCTTCCATCATCCTTAATTGGTTAAGTGGTTTAATACCTTTATGAAGATAAGAAATAACTTTCTTTTGACTTTCGTCTACTAAACCAGATGTGATATAAACAACTGAATCTTTTGTTAAC